CTCTGAAAGGAACGTCAATAGAAGCGATGTTCTGAGCAGGCAGGTTTGCTGCCTTACACAGGAACGCCATTTGAGTTGCGTCATATCCTGGAAGAGAGAATCCAAGACCCTCTCCATCAAGAGTGAGTTCTACCTCAAACAGATTAGGGCGAGCGCCGCCCCCAGCAAGTCTAGACTTAAACTGGGAGATAGTTCTGTTTTCTTTTGATGCTGCCATTTTTTTAGTCCTCCTTTGTTATTTAGATAATGTTGATCAAACAGTGCCTACAACTTCTTCAAAGGAAACACCAGTTCTGGTAGCAACAAACGTAAGAGTAATGTAGTTAATCGACTTAGTTGGCTTCAGGAAGATGTCCGCTCTAAATTCATTATTATCGATGATATCAGGTGTATTGTTTGAAGAATCACAAACAACGAGGAATCCAAAGAGACCTCTCTTTGCCTGAACATCACGGAGGAATGGTTCAACAATATTTCTGAAGTTTGCTCTTGTTAACTCATCGTTGAGTTCAAAGAGTTGTGCTTCTGCTGCTCTTGCAAGTGCCTGCTCAACTGTGAGGAAGAGACGGCGAACGTTGATTCTATCAAACGCGGATGCATATCCGAGAGCAGTCTTATCTCCGAAGAGAAGTGTTCCAACACCAGGTTTGGTGATGAAGGAGTTGACTCTCTTAGGATAGAGACGATCTCTTTGCGACTTGCTTGGATTGTATGCAAGTTTAACAGCGTTGTTAATTACACCGCGCTGTTGTCCCGCAGGTGAGAACCAGGGGAATGCTTGAATCGAGGTACGAACCATGAGACCAGCAACGTCTGCGTTAGCAGGAACATAACGGAACTCGTTATTGAATCTATCAAACTGATACTTATAACCACTATCAAATACCGCGTAAGATGAAGAACTTAACGTGGAGAAGTAGTTGATCAGATTGTTGGTTTGATCATTCGAGTTAGTTACGTTGATCAAGTTTGCTCTATGAGGTCCGATAACCGCCATACAATCCTTTCTCTCATTTGCAAGAGAGATCAGTTTGTTTGCTTTTGCCTGAGTTTCTGCTTCAGTATCGCAACCAGGACCCATGATCATGTAATCAACTTCAATCTCATCTTTGTTTGAGAAGAGATCGTATGCTCTCATGTTGTCAGCGAGGGTTCCCTTCATTCCACCAACGACAGACGTGTAGTCATTACCGTTGAGAAGTTCGTATGTAACGTTACCCAGAGCAGAGAAGGTTACGCCTTGAGCATCCTGACGGAATGAACCATCAGCGATTGAAACAGGAGCATATGCGTTTGCATCACCACTTGTCGTGGTAAATCCAGTTGCTTTAGGTGAGGTTCCATGATATCCATCACCTGCGAGTGATGGGTTAAGACCTGCATAGATGTTCTCGGAGAAATCTGCGAGATAATCCTTGTAGTAAATTCTCTGTGGAGCATTTACATTAGAGATAGCATCTGCTGCTTTAGAAAGACTGAGGTGTGTCTCAAGGACATTTCCTCTGATACCGGTGATGCTTCCAGTGTCATCAACAACAACGATGTGAACAGCGTCGTTTCTACCATCTCTATCAGAAACATAAACGTTAGTTTCTGGTTTTGGTGCTAATGTCTTCCAGTAAATGGTCTGATTGGTGAGACCCAGAGTTTGCTCCTCGTACCAGTCTTTGACTGAAAGTGCAACGGGAGTGAATGACTTAGAACCATCGGTTCCTGTTCCGGTATTAATACCAGAGTTGTTTACTGGGAAGATAGCATCGCTAGCATCAAATGACTTGAGTGCGTTTCCTTCAGCATAAGTGATTCTTGTTTCAGTTCCTGCAGAGGAGACTTGAGAAACAATCTTAACATCAATCGTGCTGAGTGAAGCAGTGCTTGAAGTATTAACACCGGTGATAATACCCTTCAGAACACCGGTAAATGTTCCAGTCGTTCCAACTCCCGATTGAGTTCCGCTAATAGCAGCAGTAACACCGAAACCAACAGAGAAACCAGCACCTGCAAGGTTAGTTGTATTGATACCGATGATCTGGTCAGCAGCATCGTCGATGTAGCAAATCTTCAGTCTGTCTGCCCAGGAACCAGGGTTCTTAGCAGCATAAACGAAGGATGCATCTGTAGTGTGGTTGTTCTGATAGTCGTCGTAGTTGTAGACTTTCAGAGAGTTTGTTGATGCAATACCTACACCAGCGTTAGCGTTTCTCAGGTTATCGTCTGCTTGTCTTACAACCTTGAGAACACCACCGTAAGAAAGATAGTTAGCAGCACTCATCCAGTACTCATACTGGGTGTCTGTGGAAAGTGGCTTTCCGAAAGTGTTGATTAACTCTTGCTCGGTGCTGATGTCAATTGCTTCTTCGACTGGTCCAATTCTAAAAGGACCAGCGATTGCGCCAATATTATCTAATACGTTATCAGCTCTTCCTACTGTTAGGTCAACCTCCCTTACCAATACTCCAGGAGATAATTGAGGAGTCGCCATGTTTTGTTCTCCGTGTCTCAGTTTATCTGAAAGTATTTAGAATTTACAGCACTTTCAGAGGGGAAATGGGACGTGAACTACCAATCAGGATATTCCCACTTATTATTGTCTTTCTTTGGTGTGTTTATAACTCGTTTTATAGTGCATTCTTTGCACTCATAAGAATATGAAGATGCAACTGGACCTCTGTCTTTTCTTGTTCTATAGAATCCTTCTACAAGATTTTTTATCTCTCCACAAGTTCTACACTTTCTGTCTTGAAGAAGAAGATGACCAAGTTTTATTTGACCATCAAAATCTATCATGAAAGATATTCCCACATATACGATCTATCACCATACTCTGCTGTTGTCCACCTATCACCTTCACTATCAACAAAACTGTCATCACTTAGACCATCATTTAAAAAACCAAATGGAGCCATGTCTTGCTCAATCTGATTCTTTTGTTCCTCATATAATCTCTTACGGACATCTTGGTCTGTCAACTCCTTGAAGTAGTCCATTTGAACCAACCAGGCATAGATGACTAGACACATCGCTAAGTCATCATTACAACCTTCCTCTGCTTCAAAAGAATTACTCTTTGAGATAAAGGTTGTCAGTTCAGAAATAATTTCATAGTCGCTAAAGATGAGTTTGTCTGCTTCAATCAAAGTTTTTAGATTAAGTGACCCAACCTTCTTTACAGTCTTAGACATCTTGACACCCAACTGTGTCTTCTTACCAGAGAATCCTTGACCAACAATCTGCCCTGCTCTACCTCTCATAGAACACATCAGAAGATTTTGATATTCAAGATCATATTGAATAATACTTGCTACTTGATCTCCAATATCATTTACCTCACACAAAATATATGCACCATTATATTTTTTTGCTACCTCATAAATGATGTTAGGAAACAGCATCGGTTTGATTTCATTATTTCTATATTTGGCAACTACTTTATGAGGAAACTCGGTAATATCTACACAGACAAATGCAGAGTAATCTTCACCAACTCCTCTTGCCACATCAACTGTCATCACATAATCGTGGTCTTGTTTTGGTGGTTCATATACATCCAGTCCAGCGTTTCTTTGGATTGGATTATCATATACTAATGATCTAAGTTTACTTGGTGCAATCAAAGTATCGACTGATCCTAAGAACTCACATTCAAACTCAACTTTAAACTGTGCCTCAGATGTATTAGCAATTGTAGTTGCTTTCCATTTTTCATCTCTACCAGGAACTTCCGACCAGTGGACATCAGTTGGCACATATTCATTTTCACCTCTCTCCGCATCATGCCACATACGGTAGAAATGATTCATACCATGTGGCGTTGAAACTATGATGACTTTTGTGCTTTTACCAGAAGTAATAGTAGGATAAACAGATGCAAAGAAGGAATCAGCGACGTGATTTGGAACGAACGCGAATTCGTCGAGGAATAAGATATTGAACGACATGCCTCGGACAGCACTCGCAGATGTAGAAGCTGCCAATATCTTACTGCCATTTTCTAATTCCAAAGAACCTCTGTTCCATACTAGCACACCTTGCTGCATCCACTTCGGTAAGTTTTCATATGCTGTCTGAAGTCTTCCTAAAAGTTCTCTCGCGGTTGCTGCTTTGTTGGCTAGGATACCAATATTGACACTATCGTTAAAAACTGCATAGTGAAGCAGATAAGATACAACAGTTGTAGACTTACCAGTCTGCCGTGGCATCTTACAAATGTTAAATCTATTATCGTGGAAGTTATTAATTAACTTCTCTTGAAAGTCATATGGTTGAAAAGGAACCAGTCCTTCATCAAGAGAAACAATCTTAACATAGTTTTTTGCAAAATAAACGGGATCCTCCTTACATTTAAGAAACTCAAGAACTTGTTCCTGAGTAAACTCAATAGGGGTATTCGCTTTTTTTAGATTAGGATTACCAAGATATACTTCACTCATAAATTAATCAGCAATTCCAAGCTCTAAGTGATTTATTAATTCTGCTATCTGGATCGTTCGCAGTTTTCTTTGAAGTCAACTTCTTCTTCATCCCTTTCATTCGAGCGCAGAATGACGCTCTACGGGGATTTCCAACCTTCTTGCTAGGTGCCTTAAGGTCGCTTCCTGGATTCTCTCTTTCGTAAGATTTACGTCCTTTTTCGTTAAGTCCGCCCTCTTTGTTTTTTCCTGCTTTTTTGGTCCATGCTGCTCCTTCTGCATGGAGAACCGGTTGCCCTGGTTCATACTCGGATACCTGGTAGCTTTGTACTTTAGCGCCAGGATATACAGTTTCAATCGTTGATTGAATTTCTGCTCTGCTAGGAACCTTAACTGAGGGGAAGAACATCTTAATCATATAGAATTTGCCTCTCCAGTTCAGAGAGACTGCTATGACGTTACCAGTCTTAGATGGCATTCTTACTGCCTCTTCAACCATGTCAGGGCATTCCTTCTTGCCATGCACCGGACACTCTTCACCTTTGTGGTTGTGCATACAACCTTTCTTTTCATCAATCAGTTCAACTTCTTCTTTCTTGGTTTTCTTAACACAGTTTGGATATCTCTTTCCAAACATGGTCTTCATACCTTTTTTTTCATAACCTTTCCAACACTTCTCATCAAGTTCAAATTCTTCTTTCTTTGTCTTAGACTTGTTTCCCCAGTTGGCAGCACCAACTTTACGACATTTGACTAGTGCTCCTGACGCATATGCACTTGGCCAAACAGAGTAGCGTGACTTGACTTTGTGGTAGCAAGCATCTTTCTTGCCCTCCTCAATATCAATCTGGTCACCTACTTCAACGTTGTTTTCTTCAAACCATCCGCGATTTACTTCTAACGCGCACAGAACTTCTCCCTCAGAGAAGACTGGATTCTCGTCGAATGGTTCTAATTCTTTAATGCTTTCGATTGTACCATCCTCTCTGATGAAAGCAATGTCCAGAGGGATTCTGGTTTCAGTCATGTGGAATGACTGTTGTGCAACTTCTTCAAAAATGAAGAGCATTCCGCTATTAGTATCTAAACTTTCACGGAACATGAGACCTAAGTTAAAGTCTCTGATATTATTAGGAATTTCAATATTAAGTGGTAAGGTTACGAAATCAACAGACTCTTTTACAGACTTCATTTTGCTCTTAGGTTTATCGGTTGACACATAAGTTGGTTTTGCTGCTCCTGATTTTTGTGGTTGATTAGGATCAGCAGCTCTTTTTCTTCTTTGTGCTGAGAGTCTTTCTGATTTACTCATACTTGCTCTCTTCGCAGAAGAAACGCATTTAGGTGTTGACTTTTGACCGGGTTGTCTAGCACAGGGTTTACCTGAAACTACTTGAACCCAACCTTTCTTACCATCTTTTGATTTTGACTTACCAAACCAATCACGGAGACCTTCTTCATCAATAGTTGCACCATTTTCTTTACGAAGCATTCCTTCGGGATCAACCATGAATCCTTTTGGAATTGGTTTGCAAACTTTATCTGTATAGCAGTAGTATTGTCCTGCTTTACATCTTCCGTTTTCTTTTGCTTCGTTCATCTTTTTGGTCTTCTTCTTCATGGCGTTGATGTACTTTCTGTAGACCGCTGCTTCTGAAGTCTTGCCCATTTCTCTTGCTCTCTGTTCCATGGCAACTGCTGCCTGGATTTTGTGAGCATGAGATCTTGATGAATTACGAATCTTAGAAACAGATGCTTTAGCGGTTGCAACATCCTTAAATCCAAGTCCATGAATCGTACCTTTTGGATTTTCATCCGTGTAAAGGTCAGAGTGCTTTTTGGAATTTGCTGGTTGCCCAGGTTTTCTTGGAATACGAGGGTTGCTCATTCAACTGGTTTTGATTTGGTTTTACCACCTGCTGCTCTTTTTTTACGTCCAGCACAGTGTGCCTTCTGAGAGAATCCTTTCGGATTTGAACAGTCAATACTCTTTTTATATTTATTAGACCAAGACTCTTGAAATTGTTTGAAAGATTTCATTAGAAGACTCCCATACCAAGTCCAAGTGTTACGCCTGGCAGTTCGATCCAGTTCGTTCCATCGTAGAAGTTCATTTTCTTTGTAGTGGTGTTAAAGATAATCGCACCCTCTCCAAAAGTTGCTGCATCTCTTGCTGTAGTTGTATATTTCGGAACATAAAGTGCTGAAGAAACTGTTGCAACACCAACAGATACCGAGTCAAAAGTTGGTGTTGAAGACGCCGTAATTGTTGCCGCCGCGCCTGAGGCAGTTGCTGTAATATTATCTCCGACAAAGTTGACGGATACAACTGTTCCGGCAGTTCCTACTGTACTACCTTCTTCTCTGATTGTAATACCAGAAATAACTGATCCACCAC